AAATCAATTAAATTCTTTATTAGATGATATTGAGAAAGCAATGAAACAAAAGAAAGATGATTTAGCAGAAGCAATTGCTAAACAAAATGACCCAGAAGCTGCACAAATTGCCTCACAAATTACACAATTAGCTTCATTCATTGCTAAAATTCAAACAAATATTAATGAAATAAATACAAGTCTCAGTAAAAATAAAACAAACAATTTATCTGGTACTATTACTAAAATTAATAGTACACTTGATAATCTTGTACAAAAAGCTAGACAAGTATTAACAATTGCTGGTCAAAGTCCCTCTACCGGTCCTACGCCACCACCATCTGGTCCATCTTCACCTGTAACTCCAAGACCACCTTCTGTTCCAACACAATCTTCCACTCCAACACAACCTTCCGCTCCTAAATCTAATCCTACACCTGCAGAAGCTGCAGCAATGCAAAGAAGAAAACCTGATGGAACTGTATCTAGAGCAGATAGAAATAGAGCCGGCCTACCCACAAAAGGTGGTAAAACACGTAAAAAGAGAAAAGGTGGATTTGGTGGATGGAATTGTAATTGTACACATAGCAAAACTGGTGCAAAACAAACAGTATCAGCAACAAAACCACCTAGTATCGGTACTTCAACTATGACCGCTACTGCAAAAGCTAAAATTAATCAAGCAAGAGCTGCTATTGCAAAAACTCCGTCCATAGCATCTATTAAAACTAAAGCACAGGCTGCTATTGTTCCACTAAAAGCAAATACAGCTGCTGCTGCTCAAAGTATAAATAAAAATACTCAAGCATTAAAAGCTAAAACTAAAGAATTAGCAAAAACCATACCAACTAAAGCACAAGCTACTGAAAAATTAAAATCTGTAACAAATAAAGTTAAAACCGCGACCGCAATTACAAAAAAAGGAGGTAAAAAACATAAAAGAAAACATACTAGAAAACATTAAAAATATAATAAAAAATAATTAAAAATATAATTTAGTAATTATATTTTTATCTAATAATTATAATATAATGAAAGGTAGTTCATTTAAAAAAGTATTAGATGATTTATTAACAAGTGAAGTTTTAGTTTATATATTGTTAGTAATTGCTGTAATTAATATTATTGGTTATCTACATACAAATGATTGTATGGCTGTATTAATATTTATTATATTAGGATTTATTACAAGTAAATATTCTAAAAATATGATTGTTATACTTGCTCTTCCTATTATTTTAACTAATCTTTTTGTATCAATGGGATATCTTAAATCTTTAGGTCAAAAAGAAGGATTTGAAGAAAATAAACAAGAAGGATTAAGAAATGATAATCAAACCGGTCAGCCAGGAGCTACAACAACTTTACCAAGAAAAGATGACATTAATTTAGTTAATATGTCTGCTGGTAAACATCCTCCTACGCAATTAGAAGATACAGTTGAAGAACTTGTAAGTGGTAATAATTCAAAACAACCACAACTAAAAGGAAAAGGGAATGCTAAAGAGAAAAGTGAAGCAAACTCTCTTAAAAAAAAAGGTGAATTATTAAATGAAAATATGACTCATGCAATGAATCAAATGAAAGAATTATTTGGAAAAGAAGGTATGCCAACTATGGATCAACTACAAAAACAACAAGAAGGCTTGATGGATGCAATGACTAAAATTGAACCTATGATAACAAAGGCTAGTGATCTAATCGAAGGACTTAAAAAAAGCAAAGTTGGTGGTATGTTAGGTATATAAATTTATAATAATTATTTTATAAATTTATCTATTATAAATATCAAATCCATCAATCATATGGGATGGTGTTCTTCCTTGAATCCAACTATTTATTTTTTTATTTATAGATTCATCTGTAAATTTTTCAATAGAAGGAACATCTTGAGTAGGTACAGGAACATATGATGGGCCTTTATTAGGACCACCTAAAGATGATTTTAATATTTTAACAGGATCGCCGCCCGCAATTTTAGATTCCCCATAATTTTGTTTTACTTTTCCTCCAATTTCTTTCGGTTTATACTGATATGCATAATCTTTACCCCAATGTTCTTTATCAGAACCAGCAGGATGTAATTTTGTATTTAGAAGTGAATCATTTTCTGTTTCTACCTGCCCTTCTTTAACAAAACAATCAACATTACTAGAACATTGTCCTCCTCCATCATTAATTATTGAGGGAACATATCCTTTAGGATATAAATTACATTGTCCAGGTTGAATATTATTCCACATATCAAATGAATAACATTCTGGATCTTTTTTACATGCCTCTGCACATTCATTAACCATTAACATACCTATATTTTTACCTGCACTCCAATCACCGCCCTTTCTACAACACCCTGGTGATTTTTTAAAGCTATCAGGAACCTTATATGTAGGTTTAGGAGGACCTTTGCGTAACCAATAACCAGTAAAAACCTTATTCTCTCCACCTTTTTCAAGTTTCCAATTTATTTTATTAACCATTCCATCTGATACTATTAATTCTCCAATTCCTTTAAGGTCAGGATATTTTTCCCAAGAAAATTCTATTGATGTTTTATTCACAAAACTACCTGTTCCTTTACCAAAGCATCCTTTACAATCATTTCCAGTTGTAATACTACTGCCAGATTGCTCTAATATAATAGTTGGACCACTTCCAAAAACAGACCAATTTCCAGATAAATTGTAATATCCTTTATTATTTTTTTCAGTTGGACCTGTTGGTAAATTTATATCTATATTACTTAAATTTTCTCTAAAATTAATTTTTTTAATATCTTTACTTAAACAAAATAATAATATTACTATTAATAAAATACAAACTATTTTAATAATATTATTCATATAATATTATTAAATATTATAATTTATAAGATATTTAAATTTGAACTTGATCCAACGATGGCATAGTAGGTTTAGATGATCCTCCAAAAATAATCTTTGGTAATACTAACTTTAATAGTAACATAAGTATACATACACCTATAACTATAGCTATTACAATAAAAATATGTTTATATTTTTCATATTTGTCTTGATTTATTCCTGAATACATACCAAAAGGATTATTGCTATTCAAATCTATTTTATTTTGATCTACTAATACATTTCCATCGGATCCAGTTGGATTACAATCTATCCAAATTGTATCACCTGAATCTTGTCTTGTTGCACCAATACTATTATATGCATAACTAGAATCATTCTTAATCTCATCCGTTAATGTTGTTGCTACTATTGTATTTTCATTAATTAAATTATTCAATATTGACATTGTTGAATTACTTAAACTAATTGCAATATCATTCTTATCATATACAATATAATCTATACAACATATACTAGTATTCCAAGGTGAAATTGCTGTATAAGCATAAAATCCTTTTCCTGATGGTATAAAATTATTTAAATTAATTTGAAAACCATTACCTACTGTCCCTCCTTCATCTATATCATGACCTACTGAATTTAAATAAGTAATAATAGTTCCTAATTCTTGTGATGCATTGGCTAAAGTTCCATTTTGTGTTGTTATAGGAAAACTTACTAATAAATTTCTACCAGCACTTGTACTATTCATTACTAATATCATTTCTGCATCTGCGTGTTGGTCATTATATAAATGTAATGATTTTCTATAAATTCTAATTTCATTAACTATTAAATCATGTTCTTCTTCTGTTGAACTACAAGTGGGAGTACTAGTGTTTGTATATTTTGCTTCTGATGTTTTTGAATCAGTATATTTTATTTCTATATATTCTCCTTTATTTGTCACTTTAACACCTGATTTGGTAAAATTATAAGTAAATTTACATTTACCTCTACAAACAGCACTTGTATGCTTTATGTTAAATGGGCCATTTGGTTGATTTATACAACTCATACTTATATATATATTAATATTATTCAAATAATTATATATTATTTTAATATATAATGAAATATAAAAATAATACTAATCTTAATTATAAAATGAATAAATTAACAAAAAAATTACGTGTTAACAATAAGACATTTAGGAAAAAAAATATATTTAGAAAAAATAAAAAAAGTAAAAAAAATGTTAGAAGAACACATAAAGGTGGTACTCCTAAAGCTAAAGGTCCTATTAAATTAGCACCATTGGGTCAACAACAGTCAACTAATAATAGTCAAATAATTAACTTACAAACAAAAATAAGTGGATTATTGGATAAACAAAGACAATTACTAGAAACTGTTGGAAAGACTGATCCTCAACAAATTAAAGTTGAAAAAGAAATATTTGATGCAAAACAACAACTTAAAAATCTTGAGACAAAAACTACACCCAAATTAGATGTAAGTAAAATGGATGAAACAGAAATAGATAAATTATTTGCAGACAAACTTAAAAAACTTGAAGAAGCAGGTGTTAAATTAACCCCTGCTTTAGCTGCAGAAGCAGTTGTTAAGGATGCCACTACTAAGGGTAAATCCCAAGAAACAGCTAATGTTCCTGCTCCATCTGCTCCATCTGCTCCATCTGCTCCATCTGCTCTATCTACTCCATCTGTTCCGTCCGCTCCATCTACTCCATCTGTTCCATCTGCTCCATCTGCAGTAGATTCTGCATCTACTAAACCTGTTAAACTTACTAAACAAACATCACTTCCAGATATTGCAACTCCAAAACCTCAATTAAAACGTCAAAATAGTGATCCTGTAAATTTAGCTTCTAAATTACCAAGTGCCCCAAAAACAGCTCCAAAAATAGAACCAAATTTAGCTTCTAGATTACCAACTGCTCCAAAAACAGCACCAAAAACAGGATCTAATTGGGCTTCTAGATTTCCAAAAGCTCCTACTGGCGCGCCTAATTTTACTCAAAAACCTCAAAATACTAATCAAAATTTAGGTGATATTTTAAAACGAGCTTCTAAATTAGAAAAAGATAGTTCAAGTGCAGCACAAACTTTAGGTAAGACTGATTTGAGGGCATCAAAACTAGATCAAGATATGAAAATTGGTGGTCCAAAAATAAATTCAGCTTTAGATGTTTCACCTCAGATTCAAGAACTTAAAACAAAATTGCAACAACTTGCATTAGAAATTCATAGTCAGTCAAAAGATGCAAGAACAACTGATCCAAAAATTAATGCATTAAAAACTCAAATTGCTACTTTACAAAATGAAGTATCTACATTAAATACTAAAATTAATAAACCTGTCCCTACAAAATCAAAAGGAATATTTTCTCGATTTTCGCCTACACCTACATCATCTTCTATTCCGAATGTAAGAGAATCATTATTAAACGTAGTTAATGATGCTGTAAAAAGTTCAAAACAAGCAAATCAAGATGCTCGATCATTGCAAACTGCATTAGGTAAATTATCTAAAGATACAAATACTGTATCACCTAAATTTACTGCAAATCCGATGAAGGAATACACAATTGGTTTTGTTCTTCCAAATAATACTCAATTTACAAGATTACCTGAATCAGGTATTTCACCTGAAAATTTTTTTAAGAGTATGTTTGGAAAAAATACAACTGCACCTCTAGATATTACAACTGATCCTCCATCAACATCTCCACCTTCATCAACATCTCCACCTCCACTAACTAAATCTACATCATTGCCTTCAATAAGTTCTACTATACCGCCCGCGGCAGTAAAATCTACATCAACTACTTCAACACCTAAAAGTTCTTTACCTGAAACATCTAAAAAATCAAAAACTAAAAAAGCAGTAGTAGTTGATACTACTAAAGCTGAAACAAAAGATACTGAATTACCAGGTGAAGATCCAAGTAAAAAAGATAAAAAACAACAACCTAAAAAAGCTGAAACAACAGATAAACCTGTAAAACCAGGACCAAAAAAAGATGAAACAAAAGCTAAACCCGCAAAACCAGCACCAAAAAAAGCTCAAACAAAAGATACTGAATTACCAGGAGAAGATTCAGGTAAAAAAGATAAAAAACAAGAACCTAAAAAAGCGGAAACAAAAGATAAACCCGCAAAACCAGGACCAAAAAAAGGTGAAACAAAAGCTGCTAAGTTATCAGTAGAAGAGGCTGCTGCAGAAGAAATAATAAAAGACTTAGACGCATAAATAATATTTAAATAATTATAATTTAAATATTATAAAACGATATTTAATATATGAGCAATATATTAAATGATAAATTAAAGTTAAAAGAAAAAAAAATAAAAAATATAATAAATATATTAGATAAATGTAATATTTCAAGTGATAGTTATAATTCAACTAAAGAACCTTTTTTTAATAATGATATTAATAAAGATATTTTTAAATTAAATAATAAAGTAATATCACATTATAATATTCCAGATAATTTAAATAGAAATATTATATTAATATATAATTTATTATCAGATCCTTTAAAAGAAATTTATATAGGAGAATGGACAATATTTTCATTAAAATTTGCAATTGAGCAATATAATCTATTATGTAAAGCCAATAGAAAAGATGTTTTTGATATAGGTTATAGATATCTAGGATTAGGTCATATAGAATTAATTAGTTGCGATTTATCTACACATTTATTATTTTATAGACCAGATGGCGGTAGTAATGGTTATGATAGAGAATTTAATTATAATAATTTAATTAATAATGGATCAAAAGATTATAATAAATTTTTTTTTGGTAAATGGTTTTACAATATTAAAGTGTAAATAATTTTAATAAAATTGAATTATAAAAAAATTATATTATTATTAATAGTAATATGAGAGATACCATTAATAGCATATTTAATTATTTATATAGTTATTTAGGTTCACATTATATTTCATTAGATAATAAAATATGCTATAATAAATATAAAAATATTTTAGAATTAATTCCACTTAAAAATTATATTATACAAAAAAATTCATTTGAAAATGAAGATCTTATTATCAGTATCAAAAATTATTGTAAAAAATTAAATTATAACAAATTAAATTATAACAAATTTATAGTTTCTCTTTCTGGTGGCGTTGATTCAATGGTATTAATAAGTATATTAAAATCATTAGGATATGATGTTATTGCTGGACATATCAATTATAATAACAGAGAAGAAAGTAAATTAGAAGAAGAATTTATAAAGGAATGGTGTAACTATAATTCTATTAAATTATATATTAAATCTATTGATAATATTAAACGAGAAAATACAAAACGAACAGATTATGAAATTATTACAAAAAATATTAGATTTGATTTTTATAAAGATATTATGAATAAAGAATTAACAGATATTATTTTATTAGCTCATCATAAAGATGATATTATTGAAAATATCGTAGCAAATATTTGTAGAGGTAGATACATATTAGATTTGGCTGTAATTAGAGAAAATTGTAATATCAATGATGTTAATATTGGAAGACCAATGCTAGAGTATTATAAAGATATTATTTTAAAATTTGCAGAAAAATACAATATTCCATATTTTAATGATACTACTCCAGATTGGTCAATTAGAGGAAAATATAGAAATAAAATATCACCTGCATTAGAAGATGCATTTACTAAAAATGTTAAAAATAATATATTACTTATTAGTAATCAAGCAGATGATTGGAATAAGATAATTGAAAAAAATATAATTAACCCATTTATGGAAACTGTAAAATATAATATTGATGATAATAATATTAATATTGAATTAAATATTGAAAAATACATTGATTATCCTTTAGTATTTTGGACAAATATTTTAAATAAAATATTTAATAAATTTAATATTAAAGCTCCAACAAAAAAAAGTACAGAATTATTTATTAAAAATTTAAAATTTAAAAATGATTTCAACTATAGTTTATCTAATAATTGTACATGTAAATTAATTAACAGTATTATGAATATTACAATTAAAATTAAGTAATTTCGTATTAATTACTTAATTTTAATTTATATAGATAATAAATGTATGAAAATGATATCAATGAATATATTAATGTTTATCTTAATAGTTTAGATAAAAGTAAATTAAAAACTATATTGGAATATTCATTAGTAGGTGGTAAATGTATTAGAGGTTTTTTAGTTAAACATATTATTGAAGTTTTAAATCCAAAAAAATTACATTGGGCGCCAATTGTAGCAGTTGAACTAATTCAAGCTGCAAGTTTAATTATAGATGATTTACCATGTATGGACAATGATGAAATGCGTAGAGGTAAACCTTCAACATTTAAAGCATTTGGTGAACATGAGAGTATTTTAACATCATTTTATATGATTTCAGAATCTTTAAGAATTATAAATAAAGGTATTAATGAATCAAATAATAATTCAATAAATATGACTAATATTTTATTAGAATATTGGTGTAATTTATTAGGAAAAAATTTAGTAGTTGGACAACTTTTAGATTTAAAAAGTGATTGTGAAGAATTATTAAATATTAAAACTTCAAACAATGATTCATTTAATGAAAATTTAATTAAATATAAAACAGCTTCTTTATTTTCTTTTTGTTTTGTAATTGCTGTACTATTTTCAATAGAAGATGATATTAAATATAATATAGAAGAATTTTCTCAAATGGGGAATGCTTTTGGGATGATGTTTCAGTTAATGGATGATAATAAGGATCAATTGACAGATGATTTATATAACAATTTAATATTGGCTGAAGGAAAAAATAATGCAAAAAATAAATATAATAAATATAAAAACATTTTAATTAATCTATTAAATAAAAATAATTTATATACAGAAGAATTACAAGAATTAATACGACAAATTGATAATAAATTTATGTAAAAGTAAATACTAAGTTATAATAGTATTATTACTTAATAATGATCTTATTTGTGTAATATTAGACATTATAGAAGATCCTAGCCATCCATAAACTAAAAATAATATATTATCCATAACATATTGATCTATATCAAAATACTCTACTATCATTTTAGAGTTAATTATAAAAATTATACATATTATTAATTGAAATAATCGATCGATCATTTTTTTATAACTTGTTTCCTCTGGTACAAGTTTATCTTCAATAAGACAAAATATAATTGCTATTAAAAATAACGGTATTAGAAAATAAATATAATTTTTAAAAAAATAAGAACTGTTAATATGCCTTAAAAAAGATATATAATTATTAATATTTAATATTAAATTAGGAATAGTTATTAGAATTAGTGTTATCCAAATATATGAATCTATTATATTTGGAGCGAATAAATAACCGACAATACCGCCAATAATAAAAGTAATTGTTATTAAATTACTAAATTTTTTATCTATATAAACAAGATATATAATAGAAATAATAAGAATAGTTTGTAAAAAATAATTTAATAATTTTTGATATTTTTTTAATGGTTCAGTAGTATCAATATAATCATCTACAATATCTACAATACCGCCAAGTAACAAAGATAAATAAAAATCAATCATAATTTACAATAATATTAAAAATTATAATTTATTTTTAAATAAATTATAATTTACCAAGAACCTTTTTTAACATTTATTCTTTGTCCAGTACGTCTTATACCTTTATTTGGATCATATATTTCTTCATCATCATCAGAGTGAATATCCTTAGATATTTCCCAAAACTCTTTTGATCCTAATTTAAAATCTTTATGACATTCAGCTTTATACCAAAAAATTTGTTCATGTAATTTATTAGATTTAACATTATTATTAATTACTAAGCACTCATAATTTTCAGTACATTGATCCATAACTTGACAAAATGATTCAAATGTAGGGAACATACCTGCATAATTTTCATAAATTCTTTTTCTATTTGCAATATATGGTTCGCGTAATATAAAAACATAATCTATATTAGTTCTTAAGGTTGGAGGTATTCCTAAAGGATATTGCATAGTAATTATTAACATAATTTTCCAATGACGTCCGTTCATAAAAAGAAGACGCATCATTTTATCTCGTGTCCATCGATCATCAAATAAACAATCATCTAAAATAACAAATGTTCTTGGATCAATATTTGTTCTTTTATAATTTTCCATATCATTTTTAATTTTTCGTAATACTGTCTTTTGTCTTTTTAAAATATTTTCTATTATTACTACGTTATATTCGTCATGAATAAATAATTTTGGAACATGTTGACTATAAAATCCATTTCCTGCTTCTGTTCCGGATATGACTGTTCCTATAGGAATATCTTGATGATAAAAAAGTAAGTCTCTTACTAAAAAACTTTTTCCAGTATCACGTCTTCCTATCATTACTATAACTGGCCCAGTATTTTGATCTGGTTTAAAAGTAATACTTTTCATATCAAATTTTTTAAGTTGTAGTGTCATTATTTAATAAGCTTTAAGAAAATAATTATATTATAATATACGTAATTATAGGTTTAAATATATAGTATAATAATATTATATTTATCTAAATGGAAATTACTTATAGAAAAAGTAATAATCAAGAATTATTTGAAAGTTTAGAAAATAATGAATTATTAAATATGGAAAAATGTCAGAATTATATTCCATTATATAATAAATTTTTTGGATTAAATAAAAATAATTTTAATTCTATAAATTTAAATAACAAATTTTCTTTAAAAAAAATAACTTCTAAAATAAGTGAAAATAAATATAAAGGATTATTAGAAAATGAAGATAATACTTGTATAGAAAATGAAATATTTTTTAAATTATCTCCAATATTAGATCCTTATAAATATTTAGCAGGTAAATATGAAGATAATAGTTTAAATTTATTTGATATGCCTGATCTAAATGAAACATGTCATGCTAAGATAGTTGATAATAATAATGCCTCATATGTAGATAGTTTTTTTACATATTTAACTAGCCAATTATTAAATCGAAAAGATTTTATTCATGGATTAGATTTTTATGGCTCATTTTTAGGTATCAAAAATAAATATCATGTTAATATTTGTGATGATATAGATATGTTAATGAATAGTTCATTTTTTTATAGAAAAAATAAGACAATATACAACTTTATAAATTCTGATCATGAACTATTATTTAATGATAATTCTAGAAGTAACAAAATACGATTAAAACTTGGAGATGATATATCTAATTTAGATATATTAAATATCTCTCATATTAATAATGAAGTAAGTGAAGAAACTTTAAATAATGATGATAATAATTTAGAAAATGAGATAATTTTTGAAAATAAAATTGTAGATGATAATAAATCAGACACATCTGAGGTATCATCTAGATCTTCAAATACTGATAATGAGAGTGAAAATAATAACAGTAATAATGATGACAATGATGATGATGCTGATGATGAATCATCTAGTAGTTCAGAAGATGTTGAAGATATTATGGTTTCTATTGATAAATTTCCAATTCAAGTTATTGCACTAGAAAATTGTGAATCAACGCTTGATTCATTAATGGTTGATGATCAAATAAATAATGAAGAATTAGGCTGTATTATTATCCAAATATTAATGATATTAATAACATATCAAAAGTTATTTAATCTTACACATAATGATTTACATACAAATAATATAATGTATATCAAAACAGAAAAGAAGTATTTATATTATAAATATAATAATAAACATTATAAGGTAAAAACATTTGGAAAAATTTTTAAAATTATCGATTTTGGAAGAGCAATTTATAATTATAAAAATAAAATAATATGTAGTGATAGTTTTCATCCAGATGGTGATGCAGCAACACAATATAATTGTGAACCATATTATAATAATAAAAAACAAATTATTGAACCAAATTTAAGTTTTGATTTATGTCGATTAGGATGTTCAATGTATGATTTTATTATAGACAATTATGAGTCTCATGATAGTAAAATGGCGCCAATTCATAAGATAATAAGAGACTGGTGTATTGATGATTTTAATAGAAATATTTTATATAAAAATAATGACGAAGAGAGATATCCAGATTTTAAATTATATAAAATGATAGCTCGAAAAGTACATAATCATACACCTGATAAAGTTATTTGTAAATCATATTTTGAAAGATTTATTGTACCTAAAAAAGAAATTAAAAAAGGTTCAGTAATAATGAATATTGATACAATAGAGATATAATTATCAATGATTATTTTCAACTTTATTTTTTTCATCAATTTCTAAACCGATAAAATATGATATAATAACTTTTAATAATCCTAATGATATTACAGTTATTAATTGTCTATATGATCTAATAAAAAATATTTTTAAAATTTCAATAGCTAAAATTAGAGATAGTGCTAATGAGATATTCTTTAAAACATCTGTTTTAAGTAATATTAAATCAATTTCTTTTTCATTATTAAATTTATCAATGATAAATTTATATGTAGTATTAAATATACTAATGCATAATATAATTATACTTATAGATACTGTTATTAATTCTACATATTCTATAATATTTTTGAGAGAATGACTTGCTACTTTAACAAATTTTTTATTGACCCCTTTTCCCATTTATATTATTATAATAAAAAAAATTGTGGATCTCATTAATTATTGGTGCAGTTAAAATTGTACTGATTAATAGAAAAAATCCTGCATGATATGCTAATTTTTTATCAAAATTTGTAAAATCATTTTTATTATTAAAAGGATTAAATTTTATAATTAAAATTAGTCCTATATATATCTTAATAGTTTTTTCAATAATTTCTGATAAGGGCTTAAGATGAAAACCAAAATAGGCAACTAAAGAAGCGGCATATAATATCCATGAAAAATATAATAAAATTAAAAATATTTTCTCATGCCAAAAGTATTTTTCTTTAAATAACATTATATTTTATAATGTTATTTTATTTAAAATTTGGGTACATCTACAAAAACAGGTGCTGCCATTAAATTTTTTGCTTTATCAGAAAATTGTGAAATAATAAATGTACCAATTAATACACTAAAATATACTAATATTATATCAATAACATATCTTTTTAATATTAGTTCATCTTTAACTAAAAAACGAATTTCAAAAAATTTTATAATAGCAAATACTATTGCTACTACTAATGCAACTAAATATTCCATTAAATATTACAAGTAATTAGTTATAATAATTTTAACGAATTTATAAAGAAACTACATCAAGATTTATAGGAGATAAATCTAAAGAAATATCTTCACCTATACTTATTTTATCTTGTGATTCATCTTCCTCTTCAGCTTTTCTTTTAGCATTATTAACTTCAGCAATTTTATTTAATGTACTAATATCTTTAGGTGCTTCTACCGTTACCTCTTTACCAGTTGACTCCACAATCATATCATTATTTGAAAAATTAATAGATAACGAAGGATCTTCTATAACATTTTTATCTTTTATATTTGATAACTCTATATTATCTAATCCTTTATTTTCTATTTCATTTATTTTATCAGGAGTTTTAATTTCATTTAGTTTATCATCCAATTTTAAAACTATATTTTCGCTAATTGATGAATTATTTTCCACTAGTTTTGGTTTTTCCATTTCATTTTTATTATTTTCTGAAATAGTTGTTGCAATTTCATCTAATCTACTTTCTGATAAAGTTTTATTTAAAGATATGTCAACGGGAACACTTGAAGTTGTATTATTTTCTAAATTATCATTCTTATTATCATCCTTGTTATCTGATAATAATGTTTGCTTTGGTACTTCAATTTCTTCATTCTCTTCCATATAACATTGTAAAATTCTTTCTACTGGAATATTATCTCGAATTGTAGATAAAATTGCTTCTTTAATTAAAATTTCTAATTCATGTTTATTTTTTTGTACTTGTAAAGGATATAAGTCTTGTTCAAATAAATAAATATTAGTATACAATTTTCTTGCTACATTAATATAAATATTATGTATAAATTTATCTAATGATGGAATGTCAATATCTATTTTTTTTTGTTTTTGTCCAACTCTAATACAAGTAAGCGCTTTTAATTGAATTATATGAACACAAGTAATTAAATCTTCTAAATATTTACATCCACTAGTTGTTTCAATTCGTTTTCTCTCTGCTTCAACAGTCATTTGATTCCAGCTTGGAATTGCTGATAATAAATTTTGAAATGTCATTAAATATTTTGATTCCTCATCATTATCAACACATAATTTTAATGCTTCATCAAATATAGATTCTATGCCAATTGCAATATGATGAGTTAAAATACTTACTAATCTTGCACACCATTCATTTTTTGATTCTGTTAAACTAGATATAGAATAATCGTCCATTCTTTAAATTGTTAAAATATTTTCTAAATGTTCTCTAGAACGAAATGTTAATAAATTTAAAATAAATGTTATTAAAAATCTCTCTGATCGAATTTCTCTCTTTACCTTATTTATAACTGTTAAAATTTGATATTTATATAAATCATTTTTAAAATTATCATATATATAATTTTGTAAATCTATAGCAGTTATACCTTTATTATATAAATTAGTTGAGATCTCTTTTATATCTGAATAATTTTTAATATTTAAAACTGTTTTTTTTAAATAGCTTATTATATTTTTATTACTGATATTTATATTTAACATATGAAGATTTGTAATTTTATTATCTATAATTGGATGTGGTATATATATTTCTGAAAATCTTGATAATATAGGCTTTAATAATTTATACTTATCTTCAACTATTATCATAAATCGTGTAGTATGACTAAATTGTTCTATACATCTTCTTAATGCTGATTGTGCATCAATCGTTAATTTATCAGCATTTGATAAAATTATAGTTTTAAATAAATTACCATTATAGAAGTTAATATGAGTTTTTGCAAAAAATTTTAAATCCTCTCTTATAAATTTAATACCTTTACCTTGAGCACAATTAACAAAAAGAACATAATTTGCTTTTAATTCTTTATCAAAATTATAAATTTTATCTATAAATTTATAAACTATAGTACGTTTACCTGATCCAGATGGACCATGAAATAATATATTAGGTATTTTTTTTATTTCAATAAAATATTCTAATTTATTAATAATATCTTTATGAATATTTAATTCATTCATAATGTACTATAAATATTATTTCTTAAACTTATTAAATAAATAATTATATAATTATTTAATTAATGATAAGATTACGTAATTTATATGTATATCTTGCAGAGTTAAATAAACCTATTAAATTTAATACTGGATTACCTGATATAATAACCAGATTATCTAGTTATATTAATAATAATTATATTGATAATACTACCAATTTACATAGATGGTGTCATAAACAGTCACATAAATATCAACATACTTGTAATTGGAAAACTAAATTAGACAGTGCTAATAGAGATAATTCATTATGAAATTTTATATAATCCCTGAGAATATTGAAATAATGCATCTTTTAAATATATTAAAAATGGAAATAGTATATAAAATTTTATTAATTGTCTTATAATAAATACAGCCAATGATATAAAACTTACTATTATTATTAAATGTAAAAAATTTATTAGATATCCTCTTGAACTATCATACTTCATTACTATATATTTGTCTATTAAACTAGATGAAATAACTCCTAAAAAAAGATATAAATTTGAAACATAAAATATAGCTAATAATTTAATTAAATAAAAATTTAAAGATTTAGATTTTTTTTCATTTCTATATTAATGAAATATAATTATTAAAAACTATTTAATGATTGAGCATATGGATTGGTTTTAAAAGCTTGAAGTATATCTGGATTTATTCTTTCACTGTTAATTGTCTGATCAAATTGTTGAGGCATAGTTATTGCACCAAGAGCTCTTGCAGAAGGAACACTTGCATCTGCAGATGTTGGTCGAACTTTTATAAAATCTTCTGAAGTAAGTCTATTATTAACTCTATCATTATCATGTTTACTAATATTCATATTAATATTTGCATTCCATAATTGTGTTCCTCCTGCCATAGGCCAATTTTCATAAGTCTTATTTACATTATTATGTTGCTCATTCCATGCTGATATATCCATTGGTTGCTGTATTGTATTACCTACATTACCAAAATTACTAGAATCACCAAAATTACGTTGTTGAGATTTAACAGATACATCAGTATTTTGATATGCACCTCCACTATTTGCATTAATATGTGAAACATTCAAATAATTTAAACCAATTTTTCCAGCTGTCATTTCTTTATTTGTTGTTTTTGGTTTATCATTTGGATTAGTTAATGGTAAATTAGGTACACTAGCTTGAATATTGCCTAATTGATTTGCATTATAAATAATATCCTCTTTTCGTGTAGGACGTAAAATATCCATTAATGGAGCCATCATACTCTTTACAGCTCCATTTACTGCTCCAAATGTAGAATTATTTTGTGATTTACAATTTTGATTTCTATTATTATTATTAACATTATATCCATGTTTTCCATAATTATTATTAATGCCTGGACCATGGCCTGTTGCACTTGCTGGAGTAAACTCTTGTATTTCTTGAGAATCAATACGATGTGGTTGTTCGATATTTGGTTTAGTATAAATCCCCTGATGAGTTGAATTATTACTTACCCCATAATACTCAGTTGAACAACTATTAGTTTGCTGCATCATTTGTTCAGGATATTGTCTTGGAGCAATTTGGCTTCCTGTTGTTGTTAACCAATGTTGGGGTCCCATTTTAAAATCTGTATCTGGACGATTTTTTTCCATTTTTCCAATAGTTCCAGCATTTTTAACCTCAGCAGTTGCTGGTCCTTCTCGGCCTGCTAAAGAATATGTTACTCTTGGATTTGTTTTTACTCTTAAATCATTTACTGACGGTGGTAACCAAGATTCACGATCTAACATACCTGAATTAAATCCACCAGCTCCATCTGTTGTGTATCCTAAACCTAATCCAGGTGCTACTTTTTGTTGTTCCCATGGTAAAACATTTGCTACTCTTGTTGATGGTATTTGTCTAGACTGTAAAAAGTTAGTTTGTACAGGTGCTCCATGTGCTAATTGAACATTTTCTGCAGGTTTAAATAAAGGAGCAGCTTCAACTTTTTTAATTAATTGACTTCCCGCACCTTGAGCATTATCTAATAAACTACTTACATTAATTTCAGGAGAGGCTTGAGTTACTTTAGACCCAAAAAAAGGAACCATATTGTTGTGTGTAAAATTTTTAGCTGTAAAACAGTCGCCAGAAATACTTTTAAATTCTTTATCTGCTATATTTTTATTTAACATTTTTTTAGATATATCATTTTTAAAAAATTTATCAGTCGTCTGATTGGGATTAATAAATTGTCTAATGTAATTTTCATTATTACTATCAATTGGTTGATTTTGTTTAGGAAAATTTTTGTTAGCAATATGTGTATTTGGTAAACGTTGAGGTTGGGGCTCACCCATATTAGTAAATTTTTCTAATTTTTTATCTGGTTTATTCTTTTCAGAATTTGAGTATATATATAAACCTCCTAATGCTAATATTGGTAATGCTACTTCAGCCATTTATATATAATAATCTATAATATTTTTATAAATTATTACATATCATTTACATCCCACATTTATTTCTAAATTGATCTTTTTCATCTTGTCTAGAATTAATATTATGTGCAAATCTTATTTCAGTATAAAATTGATGTGGATAAATAGGATAATCCCATTGAATTCTTTCTAAACCTCTGGTTTCCCATGCAGGTGTAATAGTTCGAGATTGTTCAGTTATAGCATTCTCATTGCTTGGAAATACATATTGCTTATATATAGGATTAAAGTCAGGATCACGAGTATTTTCTACAAAATGATCTCTATTTAATTGTTTATTTACTCCTCTTAATTTACTATTTATATCAACAATATTTGTTGATAAATTTGCACCAAATCCTTGTAATCTGATAAATGGATCTACAAAATAATCAGGTTTTGTTCCATTACCAGGTACATTTAACATATATGCTAGACTATTATTATTCTCTTTTAATCTACATCTCATTTCTGCATTATCATCTCTACCAAATGCCATTTATATAATAATTTATTATTTTTATATAAAAATAATAAATTTATCTACAAATACTTGGTCGTTGATCAAGTAAAGGATAAAATATTATTGGTGTTTCTTTTTTTGGTGTTTGGAAAAATGACACTGTTGGTAAATTATCTTTAAATCGTTGTGCTACTGGATTTTGTGGATTTTCTAAATTACATGTTCCTATATTAAATAAATCTGATTCTATATCAACTGGATTAAAAGAAAAATTTTCAGCTGGCATTTGTCCACTATTATATAATTCCGGAAATGCTGGTGTATAAGCTCTACCATTAGGACCATTATAGTATACTTGTCTAGCCTTTAATGTTTCTTGAGCCTTTCTTTCTAAACAATAATTAGCTGGAGTATTTATCTCTCTTGTACATCCTCTTAATTGACAATTATTTCGATAATTATTATTTAACATTTATTATATAATAATAATTTAATTTAACTTAATTTTATTAATTAAATTTATAGTTTCTTTTATTTCTAAAGGAATATTAGTAATTATTTTACATAATAGATTATGCATAATATAGAAATAATCATAACTAAAACACATTTGAAATCTTATATTATCATTATTATAATTACCTATTGCCTCCATTAATTTTTGAATATGAATATTATTTTTATAATTATTATATAATTCTTCAGTTATTTCATCTATAACTTTAAAAATATTATCTATTGGCATCATTAATGTAGATTGATCTGCTAACCCAAATGCTTGTAAGAATTGTTGTTGGTATAATATATTAGAATCATCTAAATCTTCTATTAAATGATATGTGCAAAGAAAATCTGTTGTATAATTAATCATAATTAATTTATAATAAATAACTTTTAAATTATAACATACTATCAATTAATTTATCTAAACTATCATATTCTGGTATCCAACCTAAATCTTTCCTAATTTTAGATGAATCACTTAATAATAAATCTACTTCATTTGGTCTTATTAGCTTAGGATCTATCCTAATTAAAATATTTTTATTAGTACTATTAATAGCAACTTCATTTAATCCTTCGCCTTGCCATTCTATAGTTATACCTACTTTTAAAAAAACTTTATTGATAAATTCTTTAATACTATATGTATAACCCATGCCAACAACATAATCAATCGGATCTTTATTTTGTAACATTAACCACATCGCTTTAACATAATCTTTTGCATGTCCCCAATCACGTTTAGCATATATATTACCTAATAATAAAACAGAATTAGTATTTCTATTTTTAACAAAATTAATTATTTTTTGTGTGACAAAATTATCTCCTCTACGTTTGCTTTCATGATTAAATAATATACCATTACAAGCA